TGATTACTTGGTATAGCTAGCTCCCAGTCGTTTTTTTTTCGATGCCCTAGAATCCTTACTAGTGAGAGAGGTGTATGAGATTGTATACGTAGGAGATACAATACATGCATGGACTTTGATTTTGTCCAGTTTTGCAAGTCCTACTAAAAAGTACTTAATACTAGACTACCCTTGTAGCGGTAGAGGAAAGCTAAGTGTGCAGGAGATCTGTTAGTAAGAACGCGTATGTACTTTCAGATTACGACACAGGTAGAGATAGGGAGTCGAAAGGAGAGGTGTCTGTTACAAGCCCCGCTCTCTGTCGTTTTTTTTTGTTCCCATTAATTCCTTATTAGTGTATGGAGAAGTCAAGAGTATATGTAATAAGAGATAGAAATAAAAGAGTTGATAGATTATATTTTTCAACTACACTCTTATATAATAAAGAATTATTAGACCTATTCTATGAAGGAGTTAGTGGGTATTATCCAGATGACGTGAGTGGTTATATTAGAAATCAAAAGGAACTAGTACGGGGAGAGTTTTTTATATGTCTTGACCTAGCCGACTTCGTGATTAGTACTAACAAAATTACTACTAAGAAGGTGGTTAGATATTACCTAGAAAATGGCAGACTTCCACCTAGATTTAATAGTCACATAAAAAATCCACAACGTTTATGGTCAATTATTGAGTCATATGTTCCGTATAATAGAGTGGAGCAGTTTGACCTTGACATAGAAAGAGACCGAATATTAAATCAACCCGACTTAGGACGTAGGTACTTTGATTTTGTGAGGCAGATATTTCATTTCAGCGACCCCAATAACAGAGAGTAAGATAGGATAAATCTTCTCTCTTTCTTTTTCTTTACTAGACTTCGCTAATTTTTATTTTCCTCTAAATCCCTTATATATGTTGAAAGGAGGGGTATTTACTACCTCTTCTTATTGTAAAATCTTAAATTAATTGAATATGAATGATAAAAGGCTACTTAGATTTTTAGAGAGAGGTAGTGATTATTGTTTTAGTTTGAAGGGTTATAAGGTACCTAAAAAATTAGAGACCAATAATGATTATGATATTGACCTAAAAGATAATAGGTTAGATGAACTAGGTCAAGGTAGTGCGTGGTCTCCTAAATTTAGAAAAGTTCTAAAGGAGGAGTTTCCTTTGCTACAAAGAATTAGAGAGTTTCCATTTATTATACGGAGTGCGAAAACTTGGAAGAATCTTTGCTGGAGTCATGGGGTTTCGAGGGATGATTTTTTAGGAAGAAATTATTTCTTTGCTGATTACTTTTTCCCGGACTATAATTTAATAGTAGAGATAGACTCCAACTATCATGACCAAAATTACGACAGGGCAAGAGATGAGTACTTGAATATTATGTTTGGTATTCACACACTTAGGTTATTTGAGTTTGGAGTTACGCCAGGATGTCAAACATTACAAGTGAATGATTTCATGCTGACCTTGACCAAATTAAGATGTGTAACACCAGTAAGAATAGATTACAGTGAACTCATCTTGTATATGTTCTATAAGGAAAATGATGATATTATGGAAATCCTAAATATTATAGAGGCAAACCTAAAGTGCTCTGTGGATGGTATTTTTGACGCAAGTGGTTATCAAGGATACATAGGTAACTTAGAAACACTAAAAAGAGTTAGCGACATAATAGAGGGAACCTATGGAATAAAGGTAGTTATGAAGGCTTGGGGAAATTATTGCATCTGAAAAGCCATCGATTCCTTATAAGTGTATATACAGGGAAATACGAAATTCCTGGAGTAGAAGGCCCGGTTTTAAAGGCAATTGGGGGAAAGAGGTAATCGTATTTGATGAATTTTGATTGTTTTATAGTCACAGTGTCTAAAACAATACACCCTGGTAGCGATGTAGGTAAGCTAATCACTTAGGACAATGTATACTTTAACAGGTACCGGTATACATAGTTACGGTGTGGTAGAGATAGAGGGTTGACCATATTTGAGTCTAACTATACCCTCTGTCGTTTTTTTATTTTTCTAGTATATATGGAGGGTGTATCTGAGAAGCCCTGTAATCCTTATATATGTACAAGTGGAGCACGAAAGTCCTGGAGTAGAAGGCCCGGTTTTAAAGGCAACTGGGGGAAAGAGGTAATCGTGTTGATGAATTTTGATCGTTTTATCGTCACTGCAGTCTATAAACGATATACCCTGGTAGCGAGATAGGTAAGCTAATCACTTAGGGCTGTACGCTTGGTAAGGTTTTTATCGGTGTAATACAGTTCCGGTGTGGTAGAGATAGGGAGTCGCAAGGAGAAGGTGTCTGTTACAAGCCCCGCTCCCTGTCGTTTTTTTTTCGTTCCCTAGCCTTCAGTTTCCTTATAGTTGATAGAATAAATTTATTATAATATGGCAAGAAGTAAGAAGAAAAAGGAGAACATTGTAAAGAGAATAACATTGCAACTTGATAGGATTAAGTTTGACAAGAAGACAACGTTAACCTGTGCGTATATACCGATTACCTTAAGACTACCTAACATAGATATCATCAATTCCTATGTAGTGAGTCATGGTACAATTGGTGTTAGGGCGTACAGAAAAACATCTCAACTAATAGAGAGTGGTAAGTTTAGTATTACTGAGATTCGGGATTTTTCAAAGCTAGATAAGGAAGACTTAACTGACTATAACCTCTATCTCTGTCTAGTATTGAGTGATGCAAGTAGGTATTCACAGAGGGCTAAGAAAATATCTCTCCTACAGAACAAGATCGATCCTATATTTGTTGCGGAGCCTGAACTTGAGAGTAGTAGGGGAAGGATTTATTATAGTGTGTATCCTGTTAAACTATCAAGAAAGGTAGACATTGACTTTGACTACACTGCATATGTAAAAGCGGTTAAGGATAAGTTCGGGTATGGATATGTACTGTATAAAATATTAAAGCACTTAGCATGGCAGTAAATCCCTTATATGTGGAGCAATGTAGGTTGCTTGCACTTTCTAGTTATTTAGTTAGTTTATTGTTTATCGATTCTGGCTTGTCTGTGAAGATGAGCCAGATTTTTTTTGCACCTTGAGATCCTCTAATTACCTTAACTATGTAATAAAGAAAATGTTGTATTATATTTGATTGATTTACTATTGACTAGCTTGTTCGTGAGAATGGGCTAGTCATTTATTTTCCCCTTGATTCCTTAACTATGTAAGATAATAATAAAGCTGTATTTAATATTTTTAACTTCATTATTTTAATAAACCTAACTGGTCTGTGATAGATCGGTTAGGTATTTTATTTCCCTCTCAATTCCTTAATAGTGTTGATGATATAATATAAGTTTTGTGCGTGCTAGCTTGTCTGTGATAGATAGGCTAGCAATTTTTTTTTCAAAACCCCTAGAATCCTTATTGGTGAGAAATAAGTTTTAAGTTATTAGATGGTTTGTGCCTAACTTGTCCGTGATGGATAGGTTAGGTCTTTTATTCTGCCCTAGATTCCTTATAGTTGAGAAAATGTTTAAGTTAATATTTAAGTTACCTAGCTAGTCTGTGAAGATTGGTTAGGTATTTTATTTTGCCCTAGATTCCTTAATAATGTTAAGTATTTATTTAGTGATCGCATTGCATTTGATCTAACTTGTCCGTGATGGATAGGTTAGATTTTTTACTCCTCGATTCCCCTGATTACCTTATATGTGGAAAAGTATTTTATAACTCTGTTTATATTTATTTAAGTTTTATTATACCTAACTTGTCTGTGAAGATGGGTTAGGTTTTTATTTTCCCCTCAATTCCTTAATAGTGTAATAGATTATTTATAGCTCTTTTTAAATATATTAGAACTCTGGCCTAGCTTGTTCGTGAGAATGAGTTAGGCATTTTTTCGTTCCCCATGCCCTAGTTCTCTTATAATTGATACTATTGTTTTTAACATGTATATAATTCAGTCTGGCCTAACTTGTCTGTGATAGATAGGTTAGGTTTTTTGTTCGCCCTAGAATCCTTATATGTGATAATAAATCAACAATGTCAAATTGGGAGGAGTTGTGGTTGTATTTTTGTGTTACATGCCACCTCTTCCCTTTTTATTTTTTAACTATATGATAAATTGGAAAGTAGTAAAGCTTAAATTTTTGTATTGGCTCTATTATAAGATGGGCCTAAGAAATCCAAGTAGTGCAATAGAGCTCTTACAATCAGACTTAGATGTAGCAGCTCAATATTCAAGACTTGTACAGACTTTTAAATTAACCGGACTCTGTAACAATTATTTTAAGTCTGTCTCTGAATCTTATCTCATTGCTGTTATTGTTAGGTCAGCTGAATTAATACTAGGTAAGACGTTGAGAATTGTAGACTTAAGCAGGGAAGATTTAAAACAGATCATTGAATTAGTTGTGGGTCCTGTGTCGATCTATAATAATGCCGTATATGTTCGAAGTAAGGATGAGATAATAGACTTCGATGAGGACGGCGTAGATAAGATCGAAGACTATACCCACATGTTATTCTCAATGGCAAAGCTTATGGTCTGTGAGTTATTGTTTACTAAGAGAAATGACTTGTAGTGGTAATAATTGTAGCTAGTCCTATCTATTATCCTTATTGTTGTATGAATATTAATTTTAAAAATAATATGGCAACGTACAAGATTTCAATTAAACAAAGTAGTAAGTTTAATGAGGAGTATTTCATGGATAACTTACGATTACTTTGCACAAGATTTGGAGACAGTGATGCAGTAATTGAGAAGATGGAAGAGGAGGGTCAGGAATGAAACAATACTTAGAGTTAATCGATCGTGTTGTTAAGTATGGTAATCTTGAGGAGCACGATAGAACTGGTGTAGGTACTTTAAATCTGTTCAGTGAGAAGATGGTATTTGACTTATCGACAGGCAAGTTTCCTCTCCTCACTACTAAGAAGGTATTTTTCAGGGGAGTGATAGAGGAGTTATTATTTTTCCTCCACACTGACGGTTATAGCATTGATTACTTAGTGGACAGAAACATTCATATCTGGGATGCATGGCCGCCTAGTAGAGAGTCCGGCAAGTTTATTCCCTATGCTAGATTCTGGAGACACTACCCTAAGTTCAATAGTAAGAATGAGTACGTAGGAGAAGTTGATCAGATTGGGGAGATGATAAGACTTATTAAGGAGGATCCAAGTAGTAGACGTATTATAGTTGACTCTTGGAATGCAGGTCTTAATCATGATGCCGTCCTAACTGCCTGTCATAATTTCTTTCAGATCTATGTGAGGGGTGAGTACTTGGATATGAACTTGAGTGTAAGGTCTAATGATTTATTCTTAGGTTGTCCATTTAATATTGCATCTTATTCTCTCCTCCTTATGATGATTGCACAAGTAACGGGAAAGAAACCTGGGAAACTCTATTATAATATTGGTATTGCTCATGTCTACCTGAATCATACGGAGCAGATTAATGAGCAACTAACAAGAGAGCCTAGAGAATTGCCAGTGGTGAAAATTAATCCAGGGGTGACTAAGATTGATGATTTTAAGATAGATGATTTTGAATTAGTTGGTTATAATCCATGGCCAGCAATAAAAGGTGAAGTAGCAGTATGATTGGAAACAGTTTAATTCATATTATCGTAGCAATTGATGATAATGGTGGTATTGGAAAAGATGGTGGTCTCTTGTTTCATAATAAAGAAGACATGAAACAGTTTAAGGAGAAAACAATGGGACACGCAGTAGTAATGGGAAGGAAGACATTTGATTCTTTGCCAGGTGGTCCATTAGAAGGTAGAACTAACATAGTACTAACAGAGACTGATATACCAGGTTGTGTCTGTATGAAGAACTTGAATGACCTGATTGAGTATATTAAGTCTTGTGGTGAAGAGAATGTCTTTATAATAGGTGGTGCAAGTGTATATAAGCAACTCCTAGAATATACAGATATTATTCACCTCACTAGATTTCATACCACTAAGGAAGCAGACACATACCTTCACTATTCAAAACTTGTAGAGGGCTTTGACATGTTTTATAAGTCAGGTTTCTACAAGGACGACGAAGGTATTAAGTATGAATTTGAAACTTACATAAACAGATGCTCAAATGTCCGATCTGCAGTCATGAATTTACTGACAAAGGTGAAATAGAAGATCACCTCAAGAATACTCACTTCTTAGATATGGCGGTCTACTATGAAATGGACCTCCGTGAGAATGAGTACTGCTATAGATGTGGTAATTCAAGACATCCACTAACATACTTAGATCCCACTGGTTTTAAGGTACCATGTTGGGATTGCTTGAAGGATGATAGATATGAAAAGCCACAAGCAATAGAAACAATTAGAAGAGCAATTGTAGATCATTATGTAACCGTTAAGGATGACAGGTACCTACAAATGTTCTTAGTTGACAAGATCTTTTTCAATAATACACTACCTCATACCTACGAAGAGTTCAAGGCAGTACTGAAGAGGTTACAAAAGGTTTATAGTATTGATAGAAATAAGATCTGGTTTCCTGATTTTATCCCTGGCTACCCTAAGATATTTAGTAGAGATAATATTGGCGGTCTTAAGATAGTACCTGTCAATGATCTTTATGTAATTGATAGTGGTAAGTCAGAGATAAGAATAAATGATAAGTATGTTATTAAGTATGCAGATATTATACCTTACGATCAAAGACATCATAGTAGGTATAACTTGTTTAACTTAAAGACTGAGACTAGAAATACTAAGAGACTAAGGCTAAAAGAGTCAAGTCCCGATAAGTGTATTAAGTTTTATAATAGGTTGAATGAACAGTATAATTCAATCTTTGAGCTTACTGACATAGAGGGTAATCCAATTCTCTTTAGTGGGCTGTCTGAACTTGATAAGGTGGTAATAAAACTAGTCTTACTGAGGAATAAATCTTTCTTCAGACTACTTATCGACTTAATAGATGAGGTCTTAAGAAATGTAGGTGTTCTTAGTGATCCTGTGTTCTTAAGAAATACTGTAACAGTTAATCCTGGGTGTGACTTAAGGCTTCACTTGTCTTGGTTACCTGAGGAGACGAGGGAAAACTATATTAACATTTCAATATTATGACAAAGTTTAAAATAGAGGGAACCTGTATTGATACCTCTACAATGAAGGGGTATGTACCAGCAGCGATCCTAGGGAGTAGTTTTGATTATATCTTAACCTCGATCCCCGCTAATAATGACGTCTTAATAAAAGATTACGTAGAGTCATTCAAGCTAACCGGTACTAAGCTGGTTGTTCATGCTAGTCACTTAGATGGTCTTTGTGATACTGTTAAGAGTCACGTCGAATTAATAGGTAGAGACTATGTTGATATCTTGCTGATCGATTCAAAGGCAGATTGGAAGTTGGCTGGATCTGAGGTAGTAGGTCTTGGTGATCGTTGTAAGGCTTGGGGAATTATGGAGCCTGAGTCAGTGGAAGAGGTTAAGAAGATAATTGAGACAGTTGGCAGTGATAGTATCGTGAAGTATATTGCGCTGACTATTAACCCGCTTGAATTTAACTTAGACCTTATTAATTACTGTACTGATAATGGTATACTGGTGATAGGTCTTAATCCACTTGGCGGGTACTTATCAGCGCCTAGAAATATCACGGCTTTCACTGTACCTTATCTTCTTGGTTTCTCTGCATTCTACTCTGATATTACTGTTATTAGTGGTAGAAACTTAGATGCTGCCGACAATGATTCACTTTACTTAAGCGGATTGAAAGGTAAGGATGCAGGAAATAACTACGTCCTCAAGAAATCAACAAATAAACCGGTTAAGGGTGTTAGTCAGGCGGTATTTACATCATTCAAGCTAAAGGATGAGATTATACCATACGATGATCCAACTATGTGTTTATATGCAGATCAGATGGTACTTGAAGTTGGAAAGCCTAGTAAGAAACTTAAGAAGACAGAACCAGTACAGAGACCTCCTAAGGATACAGATGATGTAGTACTGCCAGGTGAAACTGATAGCTCTGATAGTAGTAAGTTTGTTGAGCAGGCTAACCACTTACTGAATATCTTACACTTACCATCAGACGGAGACGATAGTAGTAAGTTTGCAGTGGCCAAGTATAAACTACTAGATCTGATTAGGTGTGATTTCAATAGTGCAGTTTGGTCCTATGATTTTTCTATGGTAGGTAAGTCTGTTATGATGGTCTTACTCACTAGAAAGCCTGTAAAGAAGGGTATGTTGTGGTGGAAGAACGAAATACCAGGTGACTTAAGGACATTCTATCTACTGCAGAAAGATGGTAAGTTTGTGTTCCGTGAGATTTTTGATGATCCAGAACCTGAACCTAACGAAACTGCATCTACAACAGATTAGATTCCTTATATGTGAGTAATTCCTATTTTGTGTTAGGAACTTACTCAATGAGAGAAATATATGTTATTAATTATAAAATTATTTAGTAAACATGAGAATTTATAACGGAAAGAACTCACAGGTAGAATTACCACTTGCAACACAGAGGATTACGATTGGTCCTAATTCAGTGTCAAAAGACATTATGCCAAATGTAGAAATGTTACAACTTATTTCTACTAGTTTTGTTGATACTGAGATCGCATTGATTGTATCAGGTCCATCAGAACTTAATCTTTGTGCAGGTGTTCCAGCATGTACACCTCTTGTAGTACAGAGCTTAGATGAGGCTGTTATTCGCTTCAAAGGTACAGCACCAGAGAAGAAGGAAGAGAAGCCAGTCGTTGAAGAGCCTAAGAAAGAGGAGGTAGTAGTGGAAGAGGTACCTGAAAAGAAGGTAGATGAGAAGAAGCAAGAAGAAGAGGTAAAGCCAGAACCAACAAAGAAGGCTGCACCAAAGAAGAATGCTAAGAAATAAGACTACCTAAAGTTAACGAAGTCTTTGGGGGAATTATTAAGTTCTCTCAAAGATTTCAAATTTTTTCAAACAAATGGACGAGTTCGAATATAAAGAAGTAAAAAGAAGGGACGGAACTACACTTATATTCTGTAATTTTGAAGAACTCCTATCTAAGTATTATGGAGTTAAGTCAATGGCAGAAGTAGAAAGTCATGCAAACGGTAATGGTGAATATATCATGCATTGTCCGTTCTGTAAAAAAGAAGGGCATACTAAACATAAGCTCTATATAAAAACTGATTTGACGGTGGGACACTGCTTTGTATGCGGTAGAAACTATATACATGTGTCCGATAAGCTTGAGTTCCGCGTTAATGTGCCAGAGTCAATACTAAAGTTTGGATTTGGTGCAGAACCGTTCAATGTAGTCAAACTAACGGATCCTGATTGGTCGTTAGATAGATTACAGTATGAATTCGATGACTTTGATCAGGCCGGTTATGATTACTTGTGCAGTAGACATAAGTACATGAAAGACTTGTATCAACAGCTCGGATTTAAATTCTGGTATGGTAATATAGTAATGCCGTTCTTCTATCACGGGGAACCAATATACTACCAGATCAGATTTAGTAATGTGGGTCATGATGATAAAGGCATTAGATATTATTTCCCACAGATTTCAAAAAAGCCTGTCTACATAATTGATCATGGACAGGGAATTAGAAAACTGATCTTATGTGAGGGTATATTCGATGCAGTATCCCTCCTAATACAAGCCCCAGATTACATACCAATTGCACTCATGGGAAGTAGCTTGAATGACTATCAGATCGGTTTCATTAAAGAATATATGCCAGAGAAAATACTGATCTATATGGACGAAACTAGTATATCAAAGAGAGTAATGAGTAAACTGAAAACACAGATTGATTACTGCCCGATTGATATAATTCGTTCTGATGGTGAAGATCCAGAGGAGAGAATGAATAGGATGATTTCTATTTGTCCAGGTAGTGAAGTTGGCTGGATATCTAGGAAGTTTAATAATAAGAAGTTTAACATAGGTAGAGTAGTTAAGCCAGAATTTATATGTTAAAGGTATTTTTTGATCAAGACTTAAATAAACTAGTTCTCATAACAGACGATCCAACATTTCATTATTTCTTAGAAACAAAAACAAGTAATTATGAATATATCCCATGGCAGAAGAAGTGGGGTTATGTTGAGAAAGTAGAAAAAATATATGAGACAGGGAGAAAAATAAAACATGCACAACCCGACGGAACATTTAAGTACATAGTAGGTCTTGGATGGTCTGGATTCTTACTAGGGGCACTGAAGGATAAACTTAGTGTAGATGATTATAATGGTATTGCAAGTAATATCATAATGGCAGATACATATAGGACAGTACCTTTTAGTGAACTGAGAGATTACCAGAATGATGACGTACTATTCTTACTTAGACATAGAAGAGGATTAATGCAAGTACAAACGGGATATGGTAAAGGAGAAATTTGCCAGACTGTGTAGTGATACATAGTAAGGAAGTGGGTAAAAACGGTGAAGGCTGAAATTGCTAATACCGTGCTAACTAAGATAATTGCGTGTAGGTATCTTAGTAGTGTAGAGCATAGAGGGTGAATAAATATAATCCCTCCACGAGTATCCGCCAGCTTATTTAATTAGATAAGTTGAAAATATATGCCGAACTTAAGTGAACAACAAACTTAAGAACCACAGGATAAAAAGCTTGTGGGATAACAGAATTGAAAACCCAAGTAATTGCAACCTTAGCGAATTATGCACATGAAACGCTAGGTAAAAAACTCTTGATTGTCTGCCCGTCAAATAAGGCCAGAGATGAACTTGTTAAGAGGTGCAAGAATGTATTTGGCTTGTCCGTTTCTAATTGTGACAAGAAACTAAATGGGCACCTGGATTGTGTTATTACTAGTGGCCTGATGAATTCGGGCAAGGTTAAGAAGAGTGACTCTAGCGAATATCAAACCTTTCATCAATACCTGTCTGAATATGAATGGGTACTAGTTGATGAGGTTGAGTATACAATTAATGATGCGGGGGAATACTTGTATGATAGTTGTATATCCGCTGAGAGATTTTATGCGTTTAGTGGTACAGCTGATAAAGTAGGTGGACAAGCAATCAGTTTTAGAGAAGGCTTGAGTGAAGTAGTAGTGAGAAATAAAAACCTCATTAAATATTTCGGCCCAAGTATTATCTTTAGAATGCCACTCAACAATAGCGTCACAAATATCAGTATAAAGACAGCATCCCTTGACAACTTAGTACTAGATGATGAACAGGTTGACTTGGCAGGAAATAGATATGCAGAGATTATGAATCAGATCTGGATGGATAAGGATATTTGTAGGACAGTAACTAGGGTAATTAAAAAGTTCCCTAAGTGCTTTATACCTATGAATAACCTTAATACAATACTCTATGATTGGATTAATAATTACTGGCTCGGCGTTCTTAGAGTCCTGCTAGTGTGCGGCGAGGGTTATATATATTATGACCTGGATGGAAATAAAACTAAACTAACACTTGATGAATCTTGTGAGTATATCAAGAAAGGCTTAGTTGATGTCATTCCAAGTACTAGTTCAGGTTATAGAGCACTTGATTTCCCAGGTCTTGAAAATATATGTTTATTCGCCGGGAAAATAGCAGGTGTCACTCTTCAATGTGTAGGACGTGTGGCGAGAGGTAAACATATGAACATTATTACCTTGCGACCATACGGAAATAAAAAAATACCTGTCTACACAAAGAGCGCACAGGAAAGAAAAGAAATGATTGACAACTATTATCAGTACTGCGAGATTGAGGATATAGAAATGGAGGAGTCTGATCTTTGAAACTGACAATTCTGCAGTCACGAGGTTGGCAGTCTCTTATTGGTGAGAATAAAGTTAAGAGGAATGGAAAATGAATAACAACGACAATTACCTAGAGCTAGTATTATCAATGTTTAATCAGTTCTTATATCAGGACTGTAAAACAAATATACAAGATATCTCTATTTTCTTTAAAACTAATCCATCAACGTCTGGAAATCCGCTCATTGAAGAATTAATAGGCGCCATTAAAGATTATCCACTGGAAAGTATTGGATTACCTCTGTTTCAAAGTATCCTAGCTAAGACAGGAAAAAATCAAACGGAGAGCCAGGAAATACTAAACAAGATAATCCAGTATAAGAAATATAATAAGGACCAGATTGAACCAGCGAGAAAGTATATCAGAGACATCGTTGCAACGGTCTATGTACAAAGAGCAAATAGACTTTACAGTGATAGTCCCTCCGAATACTTAGAATATCTTAAGAAGCTAGAATTTAAGACGGGTAGCACTGATTACTTAAGCACTACTAGTTTCAATAACCTAGATATTAATACAATCGTTGCGGAATCTGGACAAGAGGGAAAACTAACATCATCACTGAGCTTTGTTAATGAATCTTTCTCAGAGGGTGCATTTAAACCTGGTGATATTGTAGTTATTAGTGCTCCGCCATCAGTAGGTAAATCACTTATCGCAGAGGCAGAGGCACTACATATGTCAATGGTACATAAGGTTCCTACTTGTATGCTTATTATGGGTGACCTTGATTGGGAAAGCTTATTTATTAGACTCGCTGCGATTTATACCGGCTTGTCTTTTCGTGATGTGAGAGAAAACTTGGCGGGGATCTATAAGGAAATGAGCCAGCAAATAGAAGATAAGCTAGACATCATCATTGCTCCTGCCGGTACTATTAACGCAGCGGAATTTGTCCAGTTTGTAATAGATAGTCCCAAAAAATATAAGGCAGTTTTCGTTGACTATGATGAAAACTTTAAAATGGGAGGTGATGGTAAAAATGGTGGCAGTGATTCTATGTATGCTGAGTTTGGTGATCTATATAATGAATTTACAAAACTTAAGTATGCAGGAATTAATAGCTGGATCCTATGTCAACCAAAACAATTTACATGGAGCGACGGAAACCCAATCGAACTGCAAAACTTAGGAACGTCAAGTAGGAAGGGACATATCGCTGATGTATGTATAACCAGAACAAAAGAACCACAAAACCTTAATGGACTTGGTGTGTTCTATATATGTAAAAATAGACATGGTGAAAACTCTATCGCATATTCAATAAGACTCGGTAATGGTAGGTTTAAAATAATACCTAAGTCCGTATACCAAGATCTGAAAAATATACAAGAAAAACGATACTTCTCAGAACAGGAAATTGATATGATGATTAGCAACTATAATGCAGCGAGATCACAAGTCAATAACCAAATAGATAATAGTATGGGAAGAATGAAAAGAGTTGATTCACCGTTTAGATAGAGTAAATAAAAAGAAACCTAGAGATATATTCTGGGTTTCTTCTTAGTTTTTGTAGTGAGAATATGAAAAAAGAAATAAACTTAGTAATTACACTGGATGACGTAAAACTCATCTCTGTTAATAATATGTATAGGGCTGGACTACTTTATAAGGGAGGAAAACCAGTACCCTATATCTATAAAAATGCTGAGGCGAAGAAGATGGAAACTATTATAGACCGACAATTAGAGTCTATTGATTTTACACAGCACCTTGATTGGCTCAGAACAACAAAACAATTTACAGTCACTGAACAATTTATCTTGAAGTCAGGCATTAAACAGAGAGATTGTGCTAACTTCGAAAAACTCGCGTCAGATTCTATTGTGAGGTTTTTTAGGGGAACACTAGGACTCACAGATTTTGATGACGCACAATTTAGCGATGTTCACCTGTATAAAAGCATTCTCCCAGGGTCACAAAGAGAATACCTGTGCTTTAAAATAACACCCTCAACTTTTAATACTAGGTTCGATGAAATACAAAGACCACAACAAGTATTATTCCATCACACAGGAGAGGCAGTGTTTGATAGTAAAGAATTTAGAAGAACAATTAAGAAAGAACTTGGACTGAAATACCAACTTAGTAGTACCGATAAGAAACTGAAAGAACATGATACCGACGTCTTCTTAATTGATACAGCGGGAGGTAACCTGTTTGATATACACTTCGGAATACTTGACTATATCTACACGCACAGGGACTTGGGAAATTTTATCTACTATGTCCTCTATAATGAAGCCGACAAAGAACTAGTAGAGAAGATTAGCAAGATGGGATATAGTAATGTAAAAGCAGGGATCATAGAAAAAGGTAAGGAAGCAGAATTAATCAAGAACTTCATAGGGGGATAAAAAAAGAGAGTAGGATAGAACATAATCGTCTAACCTATTCTCTAGTTTATTTTTTGCTTATGATTACAACACCATGAACCCACTTATCAGTTTCATCTTTTATTTTCTTCTGTTTTATATCAAAGTACTCAATCAGATCAGTAGTCTTTGGTGTAGCTCTGTATTCTTTCCTGTTATATATTTCCCCTAGTTTTTGTTTAATGTATGGGTTTGGATAAGACTGGCCTACTTTAAATTCATTATAGATATCTTCTTTTAATGAATTCTTATCAAAACTCAAGATATCAAGTTTTTTATTAAGTAGGAAAGTATTATATGCTTGTGCTTTACATTCATCAAGACCTAGTACTTCTATATATTCTTGAAAGTGAAGTTCTGTTAAGTTGTCAAGTATATATCTCCACTCACTCTTGTCAAAATTATTATAACTTTCGCACAAGAATTTTAACTTTCTTTGTCTAGTATCTATCTTGTCATACTCTTCAAAAAACTCTGACACCTTATCACTCATAGCTTCAATAGTAGATACCTTACCAACCTCATTAAAGACTGTAAATCGATCCGCATACTCTGTCTGTTGCATATCAAAAGCACGCCTCTCTGATACCAGTACTAGTTTATTTAGAACAGGCGTAAGTTTTGGACCTCCTGTTTCTGGATCTTCTTCTACATTCACTGCCACATAATCATCTTTGTAGTTGAAGGTTCTTGCTATCTTTTGGTATGCCTCTGATAAGTCTCCCTTCAATACAGCTCTTGTCTCATCGAATATAGTAAGTAAGTTACCAGTCTTATTAAGCTTCCAATCTATTCTCTCGTCAAAACTTTTTTCGTTTATCTTATTTTTATCCAGTAGGTGCCTGAAATAAACAGTTGCTTCGTCTTTCCAAGGATTTTCTCTAAGCCTTTGCCTACCTAAAATTTGTGGAAGATCTAGAGAAATATCAACTGCTAGTGTTTCTAGGTTGGCATCACTAAGTACTACAGTCTGTGCATTATCACTGTAAAAGTCTGCTCCAAGATATACAGTTCTAGTACAAAAAGTAAACATCTTCCTAGGCTCATCTCTAAGCGGTACTGTGCCTATCTTATACTTAGCACCTAACCTTTTACGTATCTTTTTAGAATTATCAGGGGTATCAGCTACTAGGATGTTTACTTGATCTGGTTTTAGTTTTGCCCGTTTGATCAGGTTTGTAATATTGGCGACAGAGTTAACATAGAATACAACTTCCTTGGATTCTACCTTTACTACCTCACCGTCATCATCACCCTTTACAAATCTATAGCTAAAATCACCTTCTAGATATTTTTTAATAATAGGGCCAACTACAGTATACATAGCCTTCATACCTTTTAGTGTAAGTTTTGGTTTCCTTACCCTATCTGGGTCAAGTACTTCCCAATCGAGTTCATAGTAAGGAAGATCTTTGAATTCATCTAGCTGGCTCAAGTATTTTTTCATCATGGGAGTTGCGCTAACATAACAGAGCTTCTTCACTTCTTGCAGGTTCTTAACGAATACCATCTCTGTATCTGGTTTAAATCTACTGTCAGTGAAAATACTCTGAAACTCATCCACAATTACTCTAAAATTATCAAGTTCATCAACGCTCTTAATAATATCTTTAACAATCCTGAATGAATCATAAGTAACTAAGATTTTCACTGGCTTCTTAAGAAATCTACAGCCTATTATATATTTCTTTAAGTCCTCCCTGAGACCATTAAAGAAACCTACCTTTTCTTTCTCAGCTTGTTCAATCTCTTCCTTTGTCGGTACTTTCTCCTCTGCAAAAATACTACCTCCCCTCTCTTTCTCTATTTTTGTAAGGTCTTTATCTGTCCTAGGCTCTACTTCATACTTATTCTCAACTAAGAATACATCTCCTACGTGTTGATCATACTTATTCTTTAGCAAGATCTTTCTAGGACTACATAGTATTATATCTTCACTGTTTTTAGCAGGATCAATACAATACTCTGTAAACCCACATCCTGGTATCTGTTTATTCAAGATGTGAGGGAAGTCATTAATCTTAAAATCTGGAATCTCCGAGATGTACCTATATCCCTTAGGTACTTCTACTACTATTGCTCCTTCTTCGGTCATAAAATTTAAATTTAAAAAATTATACATACTGTTCCGGGCTTAAGCGGCCTTTTTGGCAGCGGCCTGCTTAATGCCCCTATCTATTACATAGATAAGTCTTTTAGAATATTACAATTACATTATTACCAAATTCATTGAATTTTTTGACAGAGTACGTAAAGAATATATGCCGATTTTGGAAATAGTCACCCCTATATTTATCTGTAGAGTTCATACAAAATCCCTCGCCACGGGCTCGGTATTTTCTTGTATCCTAACCACAGATGTACTTCAGGGGTCTGATCAAGTTTACCCTTAAGACCGTCGAGCCGTGCTCTGCCGGCGACGCCACATAAGGTGAATACCTTCCCCGGGTTCAATAGGTTCTTCAGGAGTGGTAACGACGAAGGTTCTATTGTGGCAACGGGAAGGCGGGGAGGGGAGCTGCAGGCTTACCCGACCCAGTAATAGACTCTTAAAGACTTCATTGGGAAAAATAAAAAAAAAGAGAGTAGGATAGAACATAATCGTCTAACCTATTCTCTATGTTTATTTTTTACTTACTATATTAAAACCGTTTACCCACTCACCTATTTCATTTTTTGCTTTCTTTGGCTTTATGGTAAAAAGAGTTCCCAGGTCACTCGCTTTTGCAGTTGCCCTATAACCAACTGTATTATAGAGTTCTGCTAATTTGATCTTAATATAAGACTTTGGATAAGTATTACCAACTATAAACTCGTTCAATATCAACTCATTTAACTTTTCCTTGTCGAAACTTAATACATCTAACTTTTTATTAAGAAATGACGTATTATATGCTTGCGCCTTACACTCATCAAGACCTAGTACTTCTATATATTCTTGGAAATGAATCTCTGTAATACTTCCCAATATGCAAGTTCTTTCTAATTCGTTAAGAGTCGGAAGTTTTTCACACAAGAGCTTCAATTTCTTTTGCCGAGTGTCTATTTTATTGTACTCATTAAAGAAATCGTCGACGCGCCCTTTTATATCTTCTGGGTAATCCAATATATCTACATTAAATAGATTCTTTACTGACTCAAAAATATTAATATCTTCTACTTTATTATAATTTTCCTTTGTTAGTATACAGTCAATTACAAAGTCAATATCCTCATTACATACAGTCTTTATAATATCCCAGTTCATAGCGAGTATACCCTTAAATTTCTTTTGGAACTTAAGACGCTCCCATTTCGAGTAATTATTCTTTCTGAGTTTTAGAATATCGTCGACTGTTTGTATGTTATTAATTACTCTCATTAACTCTTCATCTTTTATAAAAACTCCCTCGTACCTGGATATTTCTTACTAGAGAAGTATCTATGTAAGATAGATTCGCACCTTCTATTAAAACCTTTACCATCTAATGTTTTAATAACTTTAAATGCAGGACAAGTAGTGTTGTAGACTTTAATCCTCTCTTTAAAATTGTTTGAAAAACCAATCTTAATAAGCTCTACTGGGTTTTTAATATCCTTACCTGAAATCATTTCTAAAAAATAGATCATCTGAAATTTAATTATTAATTATTAAAAATT